CCTGCCTCTGGCAAAAAATCTCCAACAGTATCTAAAATATCTGGAGCTTTGTCTTTTAGCCACTTACCTAGCTTTGTATCTTTAAATTTCTTCTTAGCCATAAGCTACAAAGTTACCATAAAATACGGTATTCTGAACCATTAGCACCTTCTAATATAGAATTAGCTTGGTCAAAGTTTGGGCATTTCCAATCTATTTTCTTATAGCTAGCATATGCTGGATGTACAAACTCTAGAACATTGCAGTTCTTAATTAGAGGCTTGTACGCTTTAGCATGTCCACCCCATAGCATAAAGATGCAGTCGGGTCTATTCTCAGCTATAGTCTTCAGAACACCTTCAGTAAACTTCTTCCAATACTTTGTATGAGAACCAGCTCGTCCTTTTTCTACAGTCAGAGCTGTATTAAGCATAAGCACTCCTTGCTTAGCCCAGGACTCCATAGATAGATCAAATACAAAGTGAGAGTAGTCGATAGCGCCACTGTGATGGTAGTCTTCTATCTTTCTCAACGATGGACTTACTTTTATGTTACTAGGATTCCAGGCATTACCAAATGCTAAACCTGTAGCAGAACCATCATGATAAGGGTCCTGTCCTAGTATTACTACTCTTAGATCTTCCCAAGGGGTTTCTCTAAAAGCACGGAAGACATTTGTCTTTTTAGGGTAGACAGTTGTCCGACTGTATTCGCTGTTAAGCTTATTCATTAACTTATCAGCATACTCAGAAGAAAGAAGGTCAGCTAAAACAGCTGACCATCCGTCTCCGAGTTGTTTATTCCAAAACTCAGGCTTCATTTATAAAACTTGTATTAGGAGTTAACTTAGTACCTTTCAGGTATTCTTTTATCTCCTTTGTTAATATATCATAGTCAGCATTATACACTGACCATAGTTCGGAATCTCCAAGCTCAACCCCAAGTAGTTCTTCTTTCTGCCGTCTCAGACTTTCATCCTTCATAAAGACTTTAGTAAGAAGTTTATCATCGCCTATGTAGTTGGAGGCAATACACCTAGCCGCATCTACGAGTTCGTATTTAGAATACTGACCTCTTAGAAAAGCACCATAGGACTCCTTAGATCTACCTGGAATCTCATAGACTTTTGCACCATACGAAGAGTCTCCTATATCATAGGAGTCTACAAAACCATCAGAGTTCATGAGTTTATCTTCGAAAGCTTTGAAGCCTACATCTTGATGATTGTAATGCACAATAGTTATATAGCCTCTTTGGTACTTAGGAACATCTATGTCCATCATGTATGCATTAAAAAGTCGAGAAGCTCTTCCCTTGTAAGGAATAGCTAGCTCGAAGACTTCTTTTCGCAGTTCTAGTAAAGGCAATAAAAAAATTGTTGCATTGTTGTATCGGGTTACTTTCTCTATTTCCATTGTATTGATCCTGTTTTATAATACTCCATAGGATAGTCCCATTGGTCTGTAGACTCATGGAAATCTAACCTATCAAAAACAGAATCAATCCCTTCGTATACTCGATTGTTGTATTCGAAGTCATCCTCTAACTCTCCCTTATAGTCAGGGGCATCCCAGATTGTAGCAGGCAACTCGCCTTTAGAATCTAGAACAATAAATTGAGGAGTAAGGATTTCATAACCAGGAGGAACAAGATCAGAATATATAGCACCTAGACTGTAGAAGTAAGTCTGAAAGTCATATCGATATTTCAGAATTACAGACTGAAAGAACATAGCTTGAGCACTAGTTTTGATGTCGTAGACTCTAGCAGTTTTATTCTCATGGTCCACCACAAATAAATCTATCTCGCCTTTGCAAGATCTATTTCTGTACTCAAACTGTAGCACTTTCTTAGCCTCAGCTGCAGCAATAATGCTTGCAATCTTAGGATCATTCAGCGCTTGGTCTACAATCTTACTAGCTATATCAAAACTTTCCTGGTCCAGCCTAACCTTACCCTCAGCTTTCTTAAGCTCGTAGTAATAGTCAGTACCTGCTTCTATAATCTTCTTGTAGCAGGTATCAGGTTTCCAGTTCTTACCATACTCGCAAATAGCGCATGCTTGTATAACAATGTCTTGATCAATAGCATCAAGGTGTAGCTCTATACTTTGTTGAGAAAGTAACTTCAGAACTCTTAGAACAGAATCACTTGGAGTATCAGTCTTAGTAACAAAATACCTTTCCTCTAACTCCTCTGGACTATTCAGTAGCATATCCTCTACAAATTGTCCAAACACAAAGTGCTCCTTTTCTTCCGACTCCTCCTTAGCATTTATATACCTAAGAGGATGATGAAGAAGAAGCTTTAGCTTAGACTGATTGACAGCGTCTATCTTTCTATAATCACTCATCTGTGTTGTATTTTATTTCGTAAACTAATTTTCTCTGCTCAAAATTTTTGACATAGTGAACAGAGTAGGCGGTACTATTGAGATACTCTACAGTATCATCAGGTAGTACACCTGCTTTAACTAAGCCGTCGTTTAAAGACTTCAGCCAAATAAAAGCAAGGTTGTCGAGATCCCAGTTAGGCTTATACCTATCATGGGGAGGCTTCCAGGTAATGTTTCCTTTAACCATTCTAACAGATCCATAGTTGATTGGGACATAGATTCGCAGATGCGTACCTACGGGAGCTGGAAGTTCCAGTCCCATAGGTATGTGTGCATCTACAAAATCATGAATCTGTCTAACGGTTTTCTCTCGAACGAAATGATTGACACCAGCATAAATCTTGTTGTAACCAAGCTTCATGCTTTTAGTCTTAGAAATCTTTACGTGAGAAGGAAACTGAGGAAGAACGATTTTAGTTTTCTTCCGAGCCATATAGATCGTAAACTCTACCGTCGGTGCGTCCCATCAACTCCTCCGGATCAATCTCAATAATGTTATTGAAGATGGACTGAATACTAGATTCGGTAATCTCGGTAGGAATTAGGTATTCATCGGAACACTCGGTAGTATTTACATTCTTCAGCATCTCTGCAATCTCACCAGCAGTGATAGTCTGATAGTCATGCTCGAAAGTTTTGGTTGGAACACCAATAATCTTTCCTTGGTCATCGTACTTAGCTACACCAACAGCCATGTATTCCTTGACACGCATCTTACCTCGGTCAGCATAAGGAATAGCACGAACGTTCATTGGGTTAACAAGACAGATCAAACCAGAGTCACCAAAGTAATTCTTGGTCAACCAGTTCTCACCAGCTACATGTAGACCTCTAGAACACTCATTACGAGGGTTGCTATCGATCTGAGACTCAGGTAGGCTTACAGGCTTACCAAACTCAATATGAGTACGACGAGAGTAGTGGTCAGTGTATACAACCTTTTGCCCACTGTTCTCAAAGACGTCTACAAGCTCAGCAACATTACCAATAAAGGTACCACCGTCTTGTCCGCCTTCAGAGTATCCAGTAGACTCATCATGAACCTCAAACTTACCATCGTAGTTACGAGAGATGTTCATATTGTTAATGTCTAGACCCATACCCTTCCACACAGGTAGAGAAGCATAGATAAAGTCATGGAGGTTGATATCCTGTACCATAGCGTCCTTCTTGTCAGCGTTACGGTAGACAACCAAGTAACCCTTATCGGTTAGCTTGATGCCGTGCTTATCGCAGAACTCAAACAGACGGTCTCTGGTATCAGCATTAGGGTTGAGACAGGCAAGGCTCCAGAACTTCATCAAAGCAGAAGTATCTTTCTCATTACCCTTACGAGCCATAAACTCTCGTACTACAGTTTCAGGCATCGCGATATCTATACCTCTAGCATAGACACGGTTGTCTTTGACTTCTAGATACTCATGACCATTCTGACGAATGTCTGTCATAAGTTCTACAATATCTCGTTCTTCTTCGACCTTAGCATGTGCTTCAAGAGCCTGAGAAATTTGAGACTCAGCAGAGTAGCTGAATATTTCAGCTACTTCTACTAAGTTTAGATCCTCAGAGTCCTGTAATTTGCTAAGAGCAGATTCAGTTTCTTCACCATTGGTGAAAGTCTTTTGGAAGGTAGTTCCTTCCACGACGGCAATCAAAGTATTGCCACTTCTAAAATACTGCATAGTATTACAGATTATTGATTAATAATAAAGATTTAAGTTTACGATACTTAGGAGCCACAGGGCGATTTGGAAACATCCTACATGCAATGATTACTTTAGCATCAACCTCATGTGCTCCCAGTCTTTTACATGTATTCTCTAAAACAACATGATCCTTGTACCAAGACCTAAGAGCTGGAAACTTATCCATCTTCAGTTCCTTACCTTGAAGTTCAAAGATCTTAAGTAAGTGATCTATGAACTCTTTCGGCAACCTCCTCATATAGTCTCTAGAATATTTAGCATATTGCTGATATGGAATCTCACTAGGCTTCCTGAAGATAGAATGGATATTCCACAGATCTACTAATTTACTAAATTTACTGAAGAAAACAAAGCATTCAAGTATCTCATTTTCAGATAGATACCAGTTATTTAGGCTGATGATATTCTCATTCTGTTCCTCCAAGATCTCCATGACCTCAGCATCTTTTTTAGCTACCGAGATGAGCTTTATTCCGGCCCTAGCATGAAGGTTTTGGAGCAGCCTATAGGTACACTTAAGAGCAAGATCGTCACTTCTAGTAGACCATATTACAAGATGCTTAGACTTGAGCTCGTCTATCTTACTCTTTGTAAGGTCAGCAGTAACATGTATGTTTTCAAGATGACCCCACTGAGTAGTCTCAGTCTCACGATAGTTCTTGTATCTGATCTCATCAGATCCTACAACTACACGAGAAATACTAGCCTTAGCCTTCTTCTCAAAGTCATCAGGTACTTCGATCTCAGAATACTTGTAGTCAAAGAACAGCTCGAAGTTATCCTCTGCCCACTTCTGATGCCACTGTATCTGCTGTCTCCAAGTTGCCTTAGGAACAGTTTTGAGTTGTAACATATACTTATAGTCAGCAAGCTTTAACTGATCACGGTTGTCTACAAATAAATCTGCATAGGGTGATATAAACTGAGAGATCCATCTGTTCTTTCTAGGATCAGAGGGCTCATCCATAAGGATTCTCTTCGTATGTTGATGACGACTTGTAGTAGTAGTCTTACGATACCTGTCAGCCACATTGTACCAGTTGCAAGATATGTTCCTACCATTCTGAAGCCTTCTAAGATTGGACACAACTCTAGCAAACATGGAGCCTATAACAGTAGAACCATGGTACTCTTTCTTCAAACACTTATCATTTAGATGAGGGTTAGGCCCATAAGTAATTCCAGAAATATCTACGTGATTTGCTAAGAACTCAGGCAACATTAAAAAGTAAGAGTCGCTAAACCTTACTTGAACATTACCAGTCTTAGCATTGATATACTCTTGTAGATCATCTATCTTCTTAGTCTTAGGAGTAGCTAGATGTATAAGCTCTGCCTCTGCTGTTACAATCTTATTCTTAATCTTGCGAACAGCATCGTCAGTATACCGAATATCCTCACGAGTAAAGATTACAGGTAAGTCACCAATATCAAAAGTTAAGGCAATAGGAATATCGACTACATCCATACCTATGTTTTCCCAGTTAATAGGGTAGGCAACTTTACCGATAACAAGGTGCATATTATTCAAAGTACAGTTAGGCTTTACCTGAAAGCTTTTGCCCTTGTATACAACAAAGTCTTCATTTAGCTTATCAAGCTTACCTCCATAGTGCACATTGTCAAAGTAAGTCAGCTGTTGTTGAGTCTTACGAATAAACTTATCTTGCTCATCCCAGTTGTCTTTCAGGTAGATTTTAATCTGAGTACCATTACGCTTGTCTGTAGGGTAGGAATCCATAAGAGCAAGGGTAGGAGCATCAGTAGTTTTGTGCAACATGTATCTGTACTCTGTTCCATCGAACCTAGTACGGATGTGTACAACATCAGTATAACCAAGACCAGACTTAGAGCCCATACCAAAGGCACCGATCTGATCATTAGTTTCTTCTTTAGTAGAAGTTAGATACTTCATGAAGATATTTGTACATCTATCTTCCGATAGACCTACACCAAAGTCTTCACAGGCCCAGTGCCAACCAGACTGATCTTCTTCCAAAGTAACATAAACAGGAGTATCAACCCCAGCCTCTATGTGAGAGTCGAAGCAGTTGCTTACATACTCTCTAATCAAAGAGGCAATAGGATCTCTGTACGGAGACTGTAGCAAGTCCCACATCTTGTGGAGTTTATCTTGCGCTAGTTCCGCTTTAATAGATGTCATCTGCATGTTCGTCTTTACGTCCACTGCAGCTGACGAGGATTGTAGTTTCATATCAGTAACTTTTGTAAAACACTATTAGCATTGTACCTACCGTGTGTTTTAACCAGATCACTGAAATCCTTAGACTTGTAGTCATCAGGTATTTCGATCTGAGTTAGGTTAAACTCAGACGCTATCTTGTTACCTAAAGCTCTACCAGGGTTCTTAGGATTGTCAAAGTCATTGTCGTATAGGACATACACTTTATCAAACCTATCTTTTAGTTGTTGAACGACATGTTGCTTAGGTTTCATAGCTTCGCCTTGTAAGGCTACAGCATTCATACCTGCAACATTTACGATACTCATTGTATCTTTTCTAGATGATGTGATGATCAGATGATCACCCGTCTCAGGGAGCTGAGACCAACCCTCCCATACGGACTGGTTGTTATTACTAATCCACTTTCGTTCTTTGCTAAAAGGCTGATAGATCTTGAAGGTTAAGACTTCGTCTTTGAGTTCACGGTAAACATACGAGTGACGGTCCGCCTTAACAGGATGACCATTGAAAAACATAAAATCAATAGGAGAAACCAAATATCTTTCAAGCGTTGGTTTATTAATTCCGAATTGCGTCCAAAAATCTTTATCACAGGGCTTCCATTTACGAGTTCTTATCCCAATCTCTACCTGCTTTTTCTCTGGAACAGGTACTCTTTTGATGGAAGCTGCAATCCTTTTGAAGTCAGCGCCTTGTCTGATCCCAAAGTCCCTAGCTATTATTTGTAGAGCGCCGGTAAAATCGGTCCCCATAGACTGAGCTACGAGGGACCAAATATTACCATACTCTCCGCTAGCAAAGTCTCTCCAATAAAGAAACCCTGTCCTCATCGTTACACCGAACGATGGGACAGAGTCTTCTCTAAGGGGGGATTTATTAGCTACGTCTAGCTGAAGCTTTGGAAAATAGTATTTAAGAATGTCATACTCTCCAACATGTCGGAGGATATCTTCTTTGTATACTATTGGATCATACAGACTGCTGTTTAGATCATATTCCATTGAGACAAAAAAAGAGCCCAAAGATAGGGCTCTATTTTGATTAATCCCAATCGTCGTCATCTGAAGCAGTAGACGTAGCTACAGCACCAGATGTCTCTTCAGCAGCAGGGCGTTCGAAGTTTTCGATGTTACTATTACGTAGTCTAGTATCATCCTTGAGAACGCTCATAGGCTCAATGAACGGTACGAAGTTACGAACACTTAGGTAGCGCTTCTCGTAACCATTAGTACCGTAGTTAGTCATTACACGAACAGGCATTGCAAGTCCAGTGTCTTTGACCATCTTCATAACTCCATCAAGGATAGCTTTCGGATTACCTGAAGGAAGCTGAGCATCAGCACCACAGAAACAGTGAGCAATATGCTTAAGCTTTTTCAAGAAGCGAATAATATTCTCGTCAGAGTCATCCTCTTTTGGATACCAGAAGGCCATGTTTACTTCTGCTCCGGCTGAATCAGCAAAGAAGATCTTGTAGTCAGGAGCATTAGGATTCTCTTTGTCATCCTGCTTAGTACGCTCTAGGCGAGCCTTACAGTTGTCAACTACACCAGCAACTCCGTTGTTAAAGATTGCTGCATTTGAACCTGCATCATAAGATGCGTCGTTAAGATTGAATGTCTTAGCCATTCTTGTTAAAATTTAAGGATTAATAATTATTAGATGTGTAAGTTACATCCGACTCATTAGTCTCAGCATCTCCATTAGCGGAGTACAAAGCTTCTTGAGGGATGTCTAAAATAGAAAGCTGATCTTTGTCGGCCTTTTCTTCCAAGCTAACTTGAATAGCTTTAGGATCATTGCTTAGCATATCTCCAAAGATAAAGTTGCTATCAGCAGTTTCATCTAGGTTGTAAGTCTTTACAAAGTATGCCCACAGTTTGCTATCTCTCATAGTCAAACCACTGTATTCTTTCTTAGACTTAAGAGTGTAAGCTTGACCCTTAGGAAGATCCATACCAGTAGTATTAACTACAACTGGAGAAGACTTAGTGAAGTCAAAGGCAATAGCGCCCCCATCTTCTAGACCAAGTGCTTCGCATGCTTCAGCATTAAGAACCATTACTTTGCTAGTACGAGGACCAGCATTCTTAAGTACTACAAGAGCTGGAGTACCTGTACAAAAACTAGTTGCAGCTGTTCCTTTTCCCCGCTGCGATGGGATTCCAAATGAAAACTCCATTATTTAATTTATTAGAGGTTATAGTATCTACGAATAGACTCATCGACTAGACCAAGGTCATTGGCAATAAAGTCATCTTCGAATAATCCAATAGGACTTTTGCAGGTGTCTGCACCACTGTTGATAGTACGGAACCCAAACTTGATTCCTTGCCCAGCCATCTTAGAAGGCTCAGCATATAGAACAATAGAACTGAAAGACTCAGGGACAAACTTCTTTAGTTGTTGGCCTTGAACAGCAATACGTTCTTGAGGGAAACCATCCTCGTCAAAGGTAGTCTCCGGGTGAGCAAAGAGATAGACAATGATATCGTCTCTAAGCTTATCGTTTACAATGTTCAGTAGATCGTACTGAGCACCAGCAAACTCTGCCCACTTATCAAAACCAGAACGTTTACGGAAACGAGTAGACATTACAGTGTCAGTCTGAAGACGAGACCAAGTATCGATAACAATACTCTTAACGTTTTCCTTCTTATGACACGGCTTCAAGATGTTCTCGATAACCGCCAAGGTATCATTGGTTTTGTAATAGTTGCCTTTCTTCTCTCCATACATTTCTGTAAATCCAGGGGCAGGCAAAGGCTTTTGATCTGTATTAACAATCACAGTAGACTTAGGGTCAAGACCCTTGATACCTACCTGATCAATAGGACAGATAGAGGTAGACTTACCGGAGCCGGATCTACCTACAATGTACACTAGTGTAGCCATTATGTATTAGTATTAAAATAGTTAAAAACTTTCTTCACAAGCTCAGGTCTTGCTTTCAATTCGTCTGCAGTTGGTAGTTCTTTTAGTTTACCTACTGCGCCAATAAAGCCCATAGCAATATCTACATTGTCTATACCATCTCGATTCTTGAGAACTGATAGACCTCTATAAAAAGAGCCATAGGTATTCATGTCATAGCCATTGTGATTAGCAAGCCTATGACGAATAGGATTAAACAAAGCAACAACAGTATCAGCATCTTGTGCTGGGTTACCACTGTCTTTGAAATCTGATAACTGAGGGTCAGGGTGCGAGTTAGATTTTCTATCCATACCCTCGATAGATCTGTTGAACTGACTAACCACAACAGGAGAAAAGCCACATCTGTTACGGAACTTGATAAGCATCTCTGATAAATCATCGATAGCTTTCTTCTTATTTCCTCCATGATCTTTGTTGGGTGTAATCAAACCTACGTGGTCTATCACTACTACAACGATGAGGTTAGGATCATGTTGAACAAAATCCCAGTGACCATTCTGTTGTTTAGTAACAGTACCTATCTCGTTAGCTAGCTTCAGTAAATCTTTGTACACAAACAAAGGACTTACAGATCCATCCACAAACTCAACGTATTGGGTCAACATATCGAAGTAGTCTTGTGCTTCTCCAAGCAGTCTGTCTTCTTCGGCTGATAGCCTATAGTTGCCTCGACCAAAGATTTTATTTACGCTAAGTAGATACTTACCTTCAGACTGTTCGAAAACTCTACGAGCCATTAGCTTAGCCATAAGAGGCATAGTTGCCATCTCTAGGTTGTAATACTTTACTCTAAGCTTCAGTGGTTGATTGTTAGACAACATGTACTCAATAGGGTTAATCACATATGCATCTAGGACAGCGGAGGATTTACCTGTACCAGTACCTCCGCCCCATAGATCATAGCGACCTTTCTGAACATTGCAAATAACTTTGGTAAGACGATTGAATCCCATAGGCAGACCTTCATTGAGACCTTGCTTACCTCGTTCAACCTCTTGCCAAAAGCGATCCTTAATTTTCTGGATATCGCTCATAGTTTTCCATCTGTCTTTCCTGATACTCTAGCTCTCGCTGCTGTCTTTCTGCAGCAACGGTATCGATAGCTTCGTCATAAGACATTTGCTCTTCTTGCATCAGTCTCCAGACTTCTTTCATCCATCCCATTTGTTCTTATGTTTACCGGTTAATAATATTTCATAGACTACGTCTAATGCTTCTCCATCAGATATATCTATATCGCTTTCTGACATCTCTGTAAGAAAAGCTTTGACTAGTTGATTCTTAGCATCATTCTCTAAAGCATCAGCTATTCTTTCTAAAGCTTTTATCATACGAGGAATGTCACCCTCTATAAGCTTCCTGCCCATAAGAGTTTCGTGTAACTCTGCCATAATAATTTAGATTGTTTGTCTTCCTGCTTGATTAAACTTCTCTTCCTTAGAATCTAAGTCGAGAACTTCTTCGCAGAAAGCTGCAAGCCTAGAGTTGGTAGTATCAGAATCTTTCTTACTAATTACATAATCAGCCCGCTGCAAGTAAGCATAGTTGTTTACTCGCTGGGTGTTTACATACCTAGTAGCTGCTGATATAATCAACTCTGGGTTGCTAAATTCTGGATAGCTTTCAATAAACTTCTTCATCTTATCGATGCAAGATTGCTTAGAGCCCATAGCTCCAGCCTTCTTGTTCTTAAAGACTTCTCTATATCTTCCTATCCATTCTTCTACTCCCTCTTGTTTGGGAGCTTTTACGTTACTAAGGATAATCTCTGGAACATTATCATTCCAGCCTAGAACCTGACCTGTAGATACCAGGTGATCTTTATCTACCTTCAAAAGATTTTTAGAGTACATAGCTTCTGCTAGTTCTCTATTAGTTCTTAGAAGGTGAATGAAGACTTGCTCATCTGGGGACAGACCGTCAGGATGTACACAGTTTACTACTACTTTCATTCTCTAGCACTTCTATTAAGGTTTTCAAATCGACATATTGCACGTTCTTATCGTCCTTCTGTCGTTGCTCCAACCAACGTCTCTCTTGTGTTCCTTCGCTGAATAGATTAACTATGATAGCATCCTTACCTTCTTTAGCACGAACAGTACGACCTGTTCGCTGTATGTTGGTAAGCTTACTACTATAGCCAGCTGCTACAACAGCAAGAGAAAGATCTACGAAGTCAAAACCTGCATCCAAAGCTTGGACAGAAGAAATGATACGAGTAGAAGAGTCCTGATCCATGAAGTCTTCAAGGATCTCTTTCTGCTTTTTCTTTCCTAACTTACTGTGAAATGTTACAGCTTCTTCTCCGATGGACTCAGTGATCTCATCAGCGAAACCGATTGATTGCGAGAAGATTATCCCGTATCTGTCGGGACATAAAGATACGATATTTTTTACAATCTCTATCTTATTCGGGTTGTTAATACACAAGGATTTTCTAGCATTCATGTGCTTATAATACAGGGCACTAAGCTGTCTTTGCTTACCATCGCCATGTATCCTCCAAGTGTTAGCTACAGTCATTGAGGGACCATGTAAGCTAAGCTTCATAGCTATTCCTCTAAACTGTCTATCAGCTTTGCCATACTCAGCCATAAGATCAGCAGGCATTTCAACAGGTACATTGTAAATCTTGTATGGACTAATCCATCCATTCTTTACGCACTCGTCAAACTTAACCTCATCAAACACAGGATACCTATCTAGTATCTCTTCATGTCTACCATCTGTTCTCTCGATAGTAGCACTAAGACCTAGAAAGTATTTGTGTTTTATGTCTAGTATAACATCTCTAGTATCCGTCGGAACAGTGTGTACCTCATCACAAATAAGAAGGTCACATGCAAATTCTTCTGGTCTCATAGCTGCTGTATTGTTCACTACTACAGTAGTACAGTCCTTGACTCCGAACTTCTCTAGCTCTTCTGTCCATTGATCTTTCAGTACTATAGTAGGCACAGTAACAGTAGCTGTATCTATTAGGCCTTTCTTCTTCAAGCCTTTGATTGCCATCATAGCTATCCGAGTCTTACCAAAACCTGTTACAGCCTGTAAGCACCCTTGGTAGCCTCTAATAGCCCAAGCATTTAAAGACTGCTTTTGTCTTTCATCTCTAGTCATTCTAATAAGTTTAGGTAATGTTCGTATTTACTTTTGTAGTCAGGGTATACATCTATTCTACCTTGTATCTTTTTTACAGCATAGACAACTGTAGCATGATCTACAGCAGAAAAGTATGTAGTTATCTTCTTGAAGGTCATACCAGTAAGTTTTCTCAACAAGAACATACACCAATGCCTAGGAGTAACAAGGTGACCTAGTCTAGAAGTACCGAGTACATCATCTACTTTTTCACCATGATCTCTACAAACAATAGTTATTATTCTACATCCTTCATCGTCGGTAGGATTAAGCAAAAAAGCGGGAGGCAA